TTTATCAGCCCGACCTATCGGCAGTCCAAGCGCAATGCCTGGCCCTATGCGAGGCACTATTTCGGCGTCATCCCCGGCGCGAAGTTTTTCGAGGCTGAGCTGACCGTCGAGTTCCCGAACGGCGGCCGTTATATGTTCCTCGGCTCGGATAACCCGGACGGGCTTCGCGGCCTTTATCTCGACCACGCATCGCTCGACGAGTTCGGCGATCAGGACCCGCGCACGTGGGGCGAGGTCGTCAGGCCGGCTCTGTCGGACTACGGCGGATCGGCGACGTTCATCGGCTCGGCGAGGGGCCGCAATCACTTCTACCGGCTGTTGCAGGACCACAGGGACGATAAGGACTTTCTCGTCACGATCCTGCGGGCCTCGGGGACCGGCATTATCGACGATGCCGAGCTTGACCTCGCCCGGCGCACGATGACCCCGGAGCAATACGATCAGGAATACGAGTGCAGCTTTGACGCGGCGGTTGTCGGCGCTTACTACGGGCGGCTCATATCGCAGGCTGAGCAGGACGGCCGGGTTACGGGCGTGCCGTATGACCCAGCCTCGCTCGTCTACACGGCATGGGATTTGGGCATCGGCGATTCCACCGCGATCTGGTTCGCGCAGCTCGTCGGGCGGGAAATCCACGTCATCGACTATTACGAGAACCACGGGCAGGCGATCCCGCACTACGCAGGCATCGTGAAGGGCAAGCCCTACGTCTACGCCGAACACTTCCTGCCGCACGACGCGGAGGCGAAGGAGCTTGGCACCGGCAAGAGCATTCGCGAGGCGCTCGACGGGCTGCAAATCGGCACGACGACGATCGTCAAGCGCACGTCGGTCGAAGACGGCATCAACGCGGTGCGGATGATCCTGCCGCGATGCTGGTTCGACGCGCGGAAGACCGAGCGCGGCGTTGATGCGCTCAAGCTGTATCGGGCCGAGTTCGACGAGAAGGGCCAGACCTTCCGCGACAAGCCCGTGCACGACTGGACCTCGCACGGCGCGGACGCGTTTCGCTACCTCGCCATGAAGGTCGATGACCTGCGCAGCGTCAAGGAGAAGCCTTGGCAACAGAAGATCGGCGTTTACGCCTAGGAGACATCCGACATGGCCAGTGGAACACCGGGCGCTTTCTCGCAATGGGGAGGCGGCCCGACACATGCGATTCCGTTCGCGGATAGCGTCATGCATCGCGTGCTCGCGGCCGGCGTGGCGGAAAATATCACCGTGCCGGGCGTGGCCGGCGATGGCCCGTTCATCGTCCTGCTCAATTCGGATGTGCCGTTTTTCGCGCAGATTGGTGGCACGGCCGCTGTCCCGGCGGCCGATGTGACCGACGGCACGGCAAGCGAATACATGCCGGTCGCCCGCGTCGTGTCGCCGGCTCAGGTCATCAGCGTGATCGCGCCGTCCGCCGGTTTCGTGCAGGCGCTGTTCTACAAGCAGAGGTCCGCCTGATGTTCGGCCGCGGCCTGTTTTCCCGCCCGCCGACGATCCTGACGCCTGCGGCGCTCGCGGCCGGCAAGGCCGGTTACATTCTTGATCAGTATGGCGCGCAAATCGTTGCGCCCGGCGACACCAACGAAAATACGCTGCGCAACATCGTGGTTCCTGGCGGGGTGATGGGCGTAAACGGCGCGCTTCGCATCTGGACCTACTGGTCGCAGACGAACAACGCCAACGTGAAGACGGGGCGGGTCAGGTTCGGTGCGGCTAACCCCGTGTCGATCGCGCTCACGTCGCTGGCCACCGGTCAGCACGTGACGATCCTTCGCAATCGAAACGCTGCCAATTCGCAGATGGCTCACGCCCCTTCGTCGTTGACGCCGTTCACCTTCGGCGGACTGTCGATCTTCACGTCCGCGATCGACACGTCTGCGGATGTGACGCTCACGTTCACGGCGCAGAAGGCCACGGCCGGCGACACCATGAACCTCGAAGCTTATTGCGTCGAGGTTCTTCCGTTCGGCGCGAGCATCGGAACCTGATTGATGTCCGCACTTGATCCGACCGGCCAGACCGACAGCACTGCCGCGCTCCAGTCGCTGTTCGACGCGGCCGGGCCGGATTGGGCGTATGTGCCTCCGGGTGCGTATCTGCTCTCCACCGCGCCGGCGGGCTTCACGCTTGGTGGGACCAGCGTCCCACTCCACCGGGCGATCCGCATCCGGCCCGGCCAGCGCGCCTACGGGCCGGGCGTGACGATCATCACGCGGGGCTGCGACGACCCCTCCCAGCAGGAGGTCAACTACGCCTTCGCGTCCGACAAATACGCGACGCAGGGCGCACTCGGCGACGTGCAACTCGTCGGCTTCAATTTCGACTTCAACCCGTCCCGCATCCCCGGCGGGCAGCGTGGCGAGAACATCCGCGCCATGCACCTTGTGGGTGGGCGGAACGTCGTCCTGCGGGACATCGGCCTCTATTCGAGCGGTGCGCGGGCCGGGGCTACCATCACCGTGCAGAACGCCCGGCGTCTCGGCGTCTCCCGGCTGTCCGCGCACAACATCACTCAGGCGATGAATCTCCGCTTCGTCGACGGCATCGACTTCGCCGACTTCGACATCGGCCACACCGTCGAGGCGATCGACGTGGACAGCACGACGCGCTTCGGCACAATGCGCCGGCTGCGCTTCGACAACCCCTTCGGCCGACAGGGGCAGGCGCTGGAAATCGCCTCGGGCTCCTGTCTTCGTATCGGCGACCTGTTCGTGCGCGGATATGACCGGCCGTTCACAAACCTCGACAAGAACACCACGAATCCCAACTACGTCGAATATCTCGCCGGCGTGCAGCCGCCATCGTCACAAGTGGTGTCCGAGGACATCCGCGTCGAAGGGCTGCACATGGAAGATTGCGGCCCGCTCGCCGGTGGAATCGCGGTGCAGGTGTCGAGCAACACCGGCTTCGCCCCGCGCCGCGTCGTGTTCGAAGATGTGACGGCGCTGCGCTGCGGAGCCATCGGCGGCAACCCCGCCAATCTCACGATCCGCCGGTTTGACATCAGGGACTCGGTCCCGCCGGCCGGCACGTCGTATGGCGCGGTGTTCTCGCACGCCGTGGCCGGCGTTGCCCCGTGCATCCTGCTTGAGGACGGCGTGATCGACGGTTCATCGGGCTCTGGCGTCACCGGCAACGGCGTCTTCGGCGCCCGGCGCGTCTCTGTGGACCGCTACAAGGGACGGGGCTTCCACATCCAGGCTCACACCGGCGAGACGTTCTTCGAGGACACGCGCGTCGGTGGCGGTGGTCAGGGCGCGGCGACGATCTATCCCGCCGCGGGCCAGCCGGCGGCGCAGTTCCGCGGCCAGAACCTCTACACCGGCGCGGGCGCGCCGCCGCCGGGATGGGCTTTGGCGGCGTGATCGGTCGCCCGCGCCTGACGTCGGCAGACATCGAGCGCATCGCTTCCCGTGAAATCGACACGGCCATCGCTCATTACGAGACGCACGTCGCGCCGGACGCGCTGACGGCGCAGGAATACTACAACGGCACCATGCGCGATCTGCCGTGGATGGACGGCCGGTCGCGGTTTGTGAGCCGGGATGTCCGCGATGCGGTCGGCCTCATTATGCCCGGCCTCATGCGCATTTTCGGCGGGTCTTCGGACGTGGTGCGGTGCGAGCCGCAGAAGCAGGACGACGCGCCATCCGCGAAACAGGCGACGCTGTATCTCAACTATCTCTGGCGGTCGCGGCTCAACGGCTATCAGATCATCTGGACGCTTGCGCACGATGCGCTGCTCTATCGCAACGGCGTCGCAAAGGTCTGGTGGGACGACACGCAGGAGGTCGAGGCCGGGCAGGCGTCCGGGCTGACGGATCAGATGCTTGCCGTCCTGTCCACGGACGAGGATGTGGCGATCACCGGGCACGCGGCGGAAATGACGCCGATGGGCGTGCTCCACGCCGTCACGTTCAAGCGCATCAAGAGTCGCGGCAAGCTGTGCGTCGAGCCGGTGCCGCCCGAGGAGTTCCTGATTTCGCCCGAGGCCAAGTCCATCGCGACGGCGCGCTTTGTCGGGCATCGCAGGCAGGTCACGCGCTCCGATCTGGTCGAGATGGGCTATGATCCCGCGATCGTCGATGATGCGCCGGCCTATGGCTCGCTTGCGACGGACAGCCTCGCCGATGAGCGCCGCGAGGAAGGCTCGCTACAGACGTTCTCGGTCGGCTCCGACGAGGCCGTATCGAAAGAGCTTGAGCTTGTCGAATTCACCGAGGGCTATCTTCGCCTCGATGTTGACGGCGACGGGATAGCCGAGCGCATCAAGGTCTGCATGGCCGGCGGTTCGGGCAGCATGAAGATGCTCGCCGAACCCGAGGAAGTCGAGGACGAACCGCCGTTCGAAAGCGTCCGGGCGCTGATCCGCCCGCATGCCTGGGAGGGTGTTTCCATCGCCGACGAGATGATGGAAATCCAGCGCGGCAAGTCCGCGCTGTGGCGGGCCACGCTGGATAGCCTGTGGCTGACCGTCAATCCTCAGAAGGAAGTCGTCGCCTCGCAGATCGTGGACCCTGACGAGGTTGTCTCGCAGGCCATCGGGCAGATCGTGCGCGTGAAGACGCAAGGCTCGGTGACGCCGCTCGTGATGCCGTTCGTGGGCGACCCGGCCATCAATCTGATCGGCATGATGGATCAGGTCGGGCAGACGAGGACGGGCGTCTCGCGCGCGACATCGGCGCTCGACGGCGAGGCCCTGAAACCCGAAACCGCGATGGCCGCCAGCATCCGCTCGGATGCCGCCTATGCCCGGACGGAACTGATCGCACGCAACATCGCGGACGGCCTTCGCAGGCTGTTCGTGAAGATGCTGAAAATCACCGTCGCGAACCAGAACTGGAAGGAAACAATCCGCCTCGCCGACGAGGCCGTCGAGGTCGATCCGCGTTCATGGAATGCCGACATGGACGTGACGGTCGAGGTCGGACTCGGCACCGGCTCCCGCGAGCGTGATTTGATGATGCTGATGCAGGTCGGCACGCAGCAGGATGCGGTGATTGCGGCGATGGGCGCGGACAACCCCATCGTTCCGCCATCGAAGTGGGTCTACACGCGGCACAAGATGGTCGAGGCGGCCGGGGGGGTGAAGCCGGAGGAGTTTTTCGCCAACGTGCCCGACCAGATGATGCAGCAGTTTTTGCAGCAGAAGGCGGAAGCGGCAGCGGCGAACGATCCGACCACGAAGCTCTTGGAAATCGAGCGCGAGAAATCGCAACTCGCGGTGGCGAAAGCGCAGTTTGAGGCGCAGCGCCGCGAAGTCGAAGCCATCGCCAAGAACGAGGCCGGCGCGGCGGAACTGGCGGCGAAGACGCAGGCCGAAGATCGCGCCCGCACGCTCGATGCCGAGATTGAGCGGTTGAAGATCGAAAAGGCTGCGGACCTTGAGAAATACAAGGCCGATCTGAAAGTGCAGATGGAAATCGAGGTCGCCGGCATCCGGGCCGGCGTCGAGCGGGAGAAAGCCCGCATGGCCGCCGAGGCCAAGCCGGAAGCCCCCGCGTCGGCATGACGGACGATCCTGTAGGCCGCGCCCGCGAAGCAGCGGGCATCCTCGATTCTGCGGTGTTCAAGGAAGCGGTCGCCGCCGTCGAGAAGGAATTCGTCGAGCGCGCCGTCGAAGCCGCCGCCGACGATCACGAGGCAACCATCGAATTCACACGTCATGTCCGCGCGCTCCGCGCCGTCGTGGCGACGCTCAATCAATGGGCTCTGACCGGCAGGCTCAGGGCCGCGAAGCAAGAGGCATCGCATGTCGCTTGAAGGCGAACAGCAACAGAATTCCGCGCCGGTCGAACAGACCGAGGCGGATATGACGAACGAGCTTGAAGCGAAGCTCGCGGACGTGCTCGCAGCCGAGGAATCCGATGAGGATCAACCGGAGCCGCAGAAGCAGCCGCGCGCCGCCGATGGCAAGTTCGTCAAGGCCGAAGACGCGGAAGGGGATGGTGACGAGCCGGCCCCGGACGCCGACGCGGAACAGCCCGAGGATGAGGGTGAAGCCGACGAACAGGAAGACGAGAAACCCGCCGCACGGATCAGGCTCGATACCGGCGACGAGGTCACGCTCGACGAACTGAAAGCCGGATACCTGAAGGACGCGGACTATCGACGCAAGACGCAGGAGACTGCCGAGGACAGGAAGTCGATCAAGGCCGAACGGGAGGTCATCCGAAAGGCGGAAGCCGAGGCGAAAGAGGCGATGGAATACGCCGTTGGCGTGCTCCAGGCCATTATGCCGAAGCGACCGACCTACGAGGACGCCCAAACGGACCCCATCGGCTACATGCAGGCCGTTGCGGCCTACTCGGAAGCGCAGAACACGCTTTCGACGATCCAGCAGCGGCTTTCGAAGGCGGGCGAAGGGGCGAAGGCGGCGGACGAATCCGAGCGCCGGGAAGCCCTCACGCGCGAATTCGAGGAGCTCGGCAAGAAAGTCCCGGAACTCGCAAAGCCGGAAGCCTATGAGAAGTTCATCATGCGCGCGGCGAAGGCCGGCGCGGACTTCTATGGGTTCAAGCCGGAGGAAATCGCGGGCATCACCGATCATCGACTGATCGTGGCGCTCCGCGATGCCATTGCGTTCCGGGAAGCGCAGGCCAAGGCGACCAAGATGGCGGCGAAGGATCAACCGGCGAAGCCCGGAATCCAGCCCCGGAAGGTCATGCAGCCCGGCGCGGCGTCGCACACCAACGGCAAGCTCGACAGGCGGTCTCTCGACACGGCGTTCGCGAAGGCGACGCGCGGCGACGACGCCGAACTGGCGCGCATGCTGTCCGCAGCACTTTAATCCCCATCGGAGGCCGCAATGGCACAGACTTCCGGGACGTTTTCGTCCTACGACGCGGTTGGCAACCGCGAAGCCCTCATGGATCGCATCTTCATGCTGGCCCGCGAGGAAACCCCGCTGCTGTCGAATGTCCGTCAGGGCAAGGCGACGGCGAAGAACGAGGAATGGCAGGTTGACAGCCTCGCGGCTGCAGCCACCAACGCACAGGTCGAAGGCGACGAGTTCGCGTATACGCAGCCTGCGTCCACCACGCGCGTCGGCAACCGCTTGCAGATTTCCCGCAAGACGGCGGTCGTGACCCGCACGCAGAACCAGGTGAACAAGGCTGGCCGGGACTCGGAGATGTCCTACCAGATCATGAAGCGGACGAAGGAACTTCGCCGCGACATGGAATACGACCTGAACGCGAACAACACCGCCGTTGCCGGCAACGACACCACGGCGGCGGAACTCGGCGGATGGCCGGCGTGGCTGACCACCAACGTCTCTCGCGGTTCGGGCGGTGCGAACGGTGGCTTTACCGGCGGCTTCGCCACGGCGGCGACGGACGGCACGCAGCGAGCGTTCACCGAGACGCTGCTCAAGGCCGTCCACAAGGCGGCGTGGGATTCCGGCGGCCGTCCGCGCATCGCCATGATGGGCTCGGCTCAGAAGCAGGTGTTCTCGACGTTCACCGGCCTTGCGGCGAACCGCGTCAACCAGTCGGCGAGCGGGCAGGCGACCATCATCGCCGCGTCCGACGTGTATGTCGGCGACTTCGGCAAGCTGACGACGGTCCTCAACCCCTTCATGCGGACTCGGGAGGTCCTGCTTCTCGATACCGAGATGATGGAGGTCCGCTATCTCCAGAAGCCGAAGATCGTGGACGTGGCTCCGAACGGTGACGCCGAGAAGAAGGCGATCATCACGGAATACACGCTCGCGGTGCTCAACGAGGCCGCGCACGGCGTGGTCGCGGACCTGACCTGATGCCGTGGCCGAAAGGCAAGCCGCGCAAGGCGGTCGAGGAAGGGGCGGCTTCGGCCGCCCCTTCTGTTTCACAGGAAACACAGGAGCCTGAAATGGCGAAAGCCGAACATGAAGCGCCGGCCGAACCGAAGGCGGTTCGCGTGCAGGTTCTTCGCGACTATTGGGACGCGAAGGGCGAGCGTCGCCGCGCGGCGTGGACCGAAACGACCAACGATCAGGAACGCGACCCGGAAACCGGGAAGGTCCGGCCGAAGCGGGTCAATCATCCGGCGGCGGTCATCGAGGTCACGGTGGACGAAGCCGAGAAGGGCATCGACGCCGGTTACTTCAAGGCGTTCCTGCGGTGAGCGAAGAGCCGTTCGCCTTCTCGCCGGACATTCCGATCTACGACGAGAAGGGATGGCGGTTGCTCGAACGCATCCCGTCGATGGGCATCACGCGCTGGATGATGATGCTCGAAGATGGCGAGATGATTATCCGCACGGATACCGAGGTCAATGCACTGCTCGACACGAACACAGCGGAACGGAACATCAAGGCGGGGCAGCGCTGGGGCGACGGCCGAAAGGTGGCGTCGATCCCGGCGCAGATTTGGACCCGCGATCTCGCGGAAGCGGTGCGGCAGGATGACAACCGTTACTTGTCGCGCTGGCTGAACGACGCCGACCACGCGGCGTTCCGCACCTTCGAGGGGAAAGTATGAAGCTCAAGGCTTGTGTGACTGCGGACATTCCGTTCCCGGACGGGCTGATCAGCGATGACGAGTGGAAAACATACTACTCGGAGGGGAAAATCCCCGAAGCGGCATCCGCATTCATGGACAAGGCGTCGCTTCATGCTTGGCCTGCAATGGACAGGGCGATGAAAGGGTGGCGTCGCGCCGGGCCGGGCCTTGAAATGCACATGATGCCGAAGGCCGCGAACGCTTTCTGGTTCACCGCGAGATACGAGGTCTGAAATGGTCGCGATCTCGTCCTATGCCGAGTTGCAGGACCTGATTGCCGACTACCTCGCCCGATCCGATCTGACGACACGCATTCCGACATTCATCCAGCTTGCGGAAGCGCGGATGAACCGTGTGCTGCGCGATCTGGAAAACGAAACCATCGTCACGCTGACGCCGGATGCGGACGGGATCGCCGCGCTTCCGACCAATTATCGGCAGCGCTTCCGACCAATTATCGGCAATGGCGCTCGGTCAATGCGGTCGATGACGCGACGGACCTTGAGTTTCTGTCGCCGCCGGAAGCCGAACGGCGCTACGGACTCGATAGCGGCACGCCGCGCGC